AGTTCGAATGTAGCTTTGAGGCCGCTGTCGTTGGGGCTATCTACGCGAATGAGCTTGACCAAGCTAGGACTGATGGACGTATCGGTAAAGTTAACTACGAGCCGCTTATCCCTGTTCACACGGTATGGGACTTAGGCGTATCTGACGCAACAACGATATGGTTCTGGCAGCAGGTCGGACGTGAGGTTCGCGTTATCGACTACTACGAAAACTCAGGCGAAGGCTTGCCGCACTATGTGAAGTACCTGCAATCCAAGCCATACGTTTACGGCTCACACTATGCGCCGCATGACATTGCTGTCCGTGAGTTTGCTACCGGCATGGCTCGCATTGATGTGGCGCGTGACCTTGGCGTGAACTTCCTGACTGTGCCGCGACAATCGCTTGAGGATGGCATTCACGGCGCTAGGCTATTCATGGCTCGATGCTGGTTCGATGAAGAACGATGCCGCGAAGGATTAGACGCATTGGCTAACTATCGTCGTGAGTTTGACGAGAAGCGCGGTGTGTTCCGTTCAGCACCAGTTCACGACTGGGCATCACATGGCGCAGACTCATGGCGCTATATGAGCCTATGCAATGTGCAGACAAGCTCAACCCCAATACGCCGCAAGTTAAGCGTGATATGATATGTGCATTATTTAATCAGAGGCCGTGTGATGGCTAGACCTTCGATTACTCAGCTTCCGCCAACTGGATTAGATCGCTTCCGTGGCCTACTAACGCGTGCAGATGACTTAACGGGCGGATTGCTTGCTGCTGTGCCAGGCATTGGAACACTTGCTGCGCTGAACCGCTCAGCCAATGCAGCACAGGCTGGGAACTATACCAAGGCTGTCGAGTCGCTGATCGACGTTATCCCTGTTGGCCGACTGGCCTCTAATGCTATCCGTGGCATTACTCGTGGCCGTAGTGCGGGTGAAATTGGTGGCGTGATGAATATCGAGAAGCCTAGCTATCAGGGCTCTCACTCTGCACCAGATAAAGAATACGGCGCACCACTTAATGATCTTTCCCGCGACATGTATCCTGCTGATGTGTACTCAGCCAAAGGGCTTCAATACTACGGGTCTAATTCACCGGGCGAGCGTGAATCGCTAGATATTGCTCGCAAGGTTCGCGGTAATCCAGATGCAATGGTTACTGTCTATCGAGCTGCACCAAAAGGCGCTCAGACGGACATTAACGCAGGCGACTGGATTACTCCGTCAAAGGCTTATGCAAAGTACCACGCTGAGAACGTAATCAAGGGTCAGCAAGGTCAAGACTACGAGATTCTAAGCAAGAAAGTTCCTGCTAAGCATGTCTACACTGATGCCAACTCGCTTGCTGAGTATGGCTACGATCCAACAGGTCTAGGGTTACGTGGTAACATGGGCGGCACTACGCTAGGCAACATCAATCCGCTGCTCGGCTTGCTAGATGACGAGAACCAGTAATGTCCAAGGCTTGGGATTGTACTAGGCGAGTGTGATAAGATGGTGCCAGAGGTTGCAGCCTCTGACACCCACATCTGAGCTATATGGAGTAGCGCAAATGCGTATTGCATATCCTACCGTAGAAACCGTTAGAAGTCTTTTTGATTACTGCCCTTTGACAGGTTGTTTGACTTGGAAAGCCAAGTTAACGAATGGCAGGTCTTTTGCTGGCCGAGTTGCTGGCTACTCTTCTGGAAAAGGCGAAAAAGATTATCGCCGAGTCATGATTGCTGAGCGGGCTTTCATGCTGCATAGAATCTGCTGGATTCACTACTACGGAGTAGAGCCAAAGCAGGATATAGACCACATAGACTGTGATAAGACCCACAATGCTATCTTTAATCTTCGTGAGGTTAGCAAGACGGTAAATAGCCAAAATCAGCGCAAGGCAAAGTCAAACAACCAGCTTGGAGTTCTTGGTGTGTCTAGGAACCGAAGCAAGTTTAAGGCAGTAATTTGCGTCAACAAGGCGACAATGTACCTTGGGACGTTTAACACAGTTGAAGAGGCATCCAGCGCGTATTTGGATGCAAAGCGTGCATATCACGACGGATGCACGATATAGCGTATTAGCGTACAATCGTGCTAAACCGACCGGAGCCAGACATGGCTAACATAATGACCGAAGATTTTGAGTATGTTGTTGCAGCAATGCTTCGTGATGCTGTGAGCTACATTGATGAAGAAATCAGTCCTGCACGAGCAGCAGCCATGCGCGCATACCGTGGCGATCTATTCGGCAATGAGCAGGACGGACGCAGCAAGGTAGTCTCGCGCGATGTTCACGATGTCATCCAATCGGTTCTGCCAAGCATTCAGCGCACATTCTTCGGCGCAGAGAAGCTGGTTGAGTTCGCGCCTCGTATGCCGAATGACACGCAGAACGCGTTGCAGGCCACTGATTACGTTAATTGGCTGCTAGAAGAAGCTGATTGGTTCGAGCAGTTCCGTAGTATGGCGCTAGACGCATTGCTGCACGGTGATGGCTTCGGCAAGGTCGTTTACTACGAAGAAGATGAAGTAGAGATTACGCAATTCACCGGCCTTGATGAGCAAGCCCTAACGCTATTAGCAAGCGAAGATGGTGAGTTGCAAGTCGGACAGCGTGAAGATGGTACGTTCGACGCCATCCTGAAGAAGCGTGAGAAGGAGCAGGAGTTCTGCATTAAGGCTATTCCGCCTGAGCAATTCTTGATTGACCGTCGCGCTACCTGCTTTGAAGATGCCGATATTGTTGCTCATCGCTGCCATTTAACGGTGAACGAGCTTGTCGAGATGGGTTACGACCGCGAGGAAATGCGCGAGCTAACCGGCGACAACGAGCTAACAACCAATGCCGAGCTAATCGAGCGTCAGCCATACAACACGATCACTAACGGCGAGTCGGTTAACGAGGACTTGCGCCGAGTACTGTACGTTGAGGCTTACACGCACTACGACTTAGATGGCGATGGCATTGCCGAGATGCTGAAAGTCTGCACTGGTGGCTCTGGCTACAAGATTCTCAAGGTTGAACCATGTGACGATGCACCGTTCTTCAAGCTGTCCATGTCGCCAAACGCTCATGCCTTCTTCTCTGAGGGCATGTATGACCGCCTAAGCGATGTGCAGAAGATCAATAGCCAGATCCTCAGGCTGACGCTTGATTCGCTGGCCCAGACGATCTTCCCGCGCATGGGTGTCGTTGAAGGCGACGGCAACATGGAAGATGTGCTGAACAACGAAGTCGGTGCTGTCATCCGTATGCGTTCGCCCAATGGCGTGATTCCAATGGCGCAACAGTTCACCGGCTCAAGCGCGTTCCCAGTTCTAGACTACATGCGTCAGGTGAAAGAGCAGCGCACAGGCATTAGTGGTGCAAGCATGGGCGTTAATGCTGACATGCTCACTAACGCGACTCGTGAGGCCGTAAACGCCACCATCCAAGCCGGCCAAGGCCAGATCGAGATGATCTGCCGCAACTTCGCTAGTGGCTTGAAGCGCATGTACTGCCTCATGCTTGACCTGATCCGCACGCACCAAGACCAAGAGACGATCATGCGTCTGCGTGACCAATTTATCCCGATTGATCCTCGTGGCTGGGGTGAGATGGATGTGGTCGTTAACGCGGCCATTAGCTCAAGCACTGTCGATCAGCGCATGGCGATGCTTCAGTACCAGTTTGAGAAGCAGTCTGAGGCTTACTCTGCGCTTGGCCCTAACAACGGCATTGTGACGCTAGGCCAGATTCGCAACACGATGGCTAAGATCGCTGAGTTGTCCGGCTTCAAGGATTCGTCACAGTTCTGGATTCCTGTTGCGCCTGATTACGAGATGCCACAGCAAGACCCTGAGCAAGACCCTAACGCACAAGCTACGCAAGTATTGGCCGATGCTGAAGCCTACAAGGCTGACATGATGGCGCAGACAGCGCAGATGAAGGCCGAGATGGACATGCAGGCTAAGCGCGAGAAGCTCGAAAGCGACCAGATGCAAGCCATGATGAAGCTGGAAGTCGAGCGTCAAAAGCTAGAACTTGATCGCGCTAAGCTAGAGCTTGAGTATCAGGTGCAGGCAAGCAAGGCTGAGCAGCAGCGTGCCAAGGATGCTCTGGAAGCCATCAAGACAATCATGACGCAGCGCCAAGGCAATGATGTAGTGATGCAGCAGGACAACCAGATGGGCGCTGCTATCGCGATGCTAGGCCAGATGATCGGCACAGTGGCTGAAGGTCAGCAAGAGATCGCTAATGGTGTGACAGCGCCTAAGCAGGTCATCCGCGATGAGGCTGGCCGTATTGTTGGGGTGCAGACAGTTCAAGGGGCAGAATGATGCAAGACATTCAGTTCAGCGAAACAGATAAGCTAGAAATCCTGCGCCGATTTGGATTGCTAGGTGGTGGTGAAGTCACGCCGCAAGGTCAGGACTATTACGCCTCTCTGAGTTACGCACAGCCTACGCCTATGGGTTTGCTTGATATTGGCGTTGACGCAAGCCGACAGAAGTCAAAAGACTTTAAGCGCACAGGTATTGATGCGCTGCGCTTTGGATTAAACAAAGGTGGAGAAGGCTTTGGAGCTGGCGTACAGACTGATTACCAAGGACGCAACCCATTCTTTGAGCTTACCTATGGGAAGTCATTCTAATGGCAGTTACGCCTGACAAGGTACAAATCGGGTCGTCTAACGACTACCTCGATGGCGTTGCCGTCGATACCGCTGCGGGAACTGGTTTATTCCGTGAGACGGTAGTAAATGCAGACCCAGAGAATGGCGAAGCATTAGCTAGAGTCAGAAATATCACTCCTGCCGCTGATGATTACGGACTTGTGGTTCGAATTGCTGGCGATGCTGGCCTTACGGATGCCGAGCTTCGCGTCTTGCTGCAAAGCCTGACGCTAATCGCATGGCAACTGAACGACGATGAAGAAGCCCTGCTACTACTGATGTGAGGATGATATGGACTTGTTAGAACAAGCTGTCCAACGCGGCAATGAAGCGAGACAGATTCTAATCAATCCGGTGTTTGTGGAAGCTGCCGCCAAGCTGAAACAGAAGTACCTGGACGAGATTCTGAAATCTGCCGAAGCCGACTCAGCAAAGCGTGAAAGCGCCTACCTGAAAGTGAAGGTACTTGATGAGGTAATCAGCGAGCTAGGGATTATCGAGCAAGGCGGCGTTAAAGCTGACCACGACATCAAAGCGCGTAAGCGTAAAATTGTCTGACAATCAAACAAGCAGGTGATATTATGACCGTAGAAACCACGCCTTCGGGCAGTTTCGATGCTGTAAATGCCATGATGGGTATCTTATCTGACGAAAGTCAGGAAGTGAGAGACGATCAGGCCGAGCCGGATGATGAGGTAGTTGCTGCTGACGAGGCAGACGACGAGACTGAAGAATCCGAAGAAGTTGAAGGCGAGGAAGAAAGCCAGCCAACGGTACGCACATTCAAAGTCAAAGTAGACGGCGAAGAAGTGGAAGTGCCAGAGGATGAGTTACTTAAAGGCTACTCC